GGTGGGTTTCGGGTGACGGTCCGGTGAGTTCCCGCTGTGGGTGGGTGGTGGTGTAGAAGGCGCTGTTCCGAAGGGGTTAAATGGGGAAGGACATGGCTCAGCCTAGTAGCTGGTCCATGTGCGGCTCGGTGAGCACGTTTCCCCAGCCTTCTAGCGTATGACGGTTTGCTCGTACGGGCAGCCCGATGCTAGAGGTCCGCTTCGCGTGCTCACGTGAACGAGCCGCGTGAAAGCGCTGGGGAACAAGTAGCCCCCCGGTGGAAACACGGGTGGCGAAAGCCGGGTGGCTGGACCCCGCGGTGTTGGCAGGAGGCGTTGGTGTTAGGCTGTGCAAACCACCAGGCGGCTCCTCGCCACCATCGATAACCATGACGTTGCGTCCGTCGGTGGACGTGCCGTAAGGTGCTCTCGGCGGCGTTACCATCCGCGGCAGGGTGGTGGCATGGCGGATAGCCATGTGGGCGGTTGGCTACCTTCGCCCGTGACCATGCCCGTAAGCATGGGGCTTGGGACCTAGCCCACGTAAATCTCCTGGGACGGGGTGCTCAACGTCCGGTTGTCTGGCCATGCAGGGGGTGGTGACCTACACCGGGTTGTCTGGCCCTTATCAGGGGGTGGCGACCGACGCCAACCATGACATGTCGAGTTGTTTCATCATGGCGACAGGCCGATCAAGGTCGGGCTCGGAGGTTCCTGTCGTAAAACCAAACACCCGACCCTCCCCACCGCCTGCCTGCCCACCGTCTCTGAACCCTGTTCCCATCAATCTTGGGGTTTCGGTGCTCGGTGAGGTAGCTAGTCCTTCCTCCTCCAGCACCATTTCATGGTCGCCTTCGGAGGAGGCTGCTATTGAACGCTGGCGGCAGCGTTTGAGAGCGCTCGCAGGGGGGGAGAACGAAGCTGGTTCCGGCGCCAGCTACGTTACCTGTTCAGAGGGTGGCGCCCATGGCGAGGGCACCTTCCCGAGTCGGAGCCCCAGCCCGCCGCCGGGCTCGGGCGGGACCCAAGGTTCGACGTTTTCGCCTGGTCCTCGGCGTAACCGGAAACCGTTGGGTTTCAGACTCCGGCGTAGAGGTGCCGCTACGAACCTCTACCAGAGGATTCTCGGGTTTGCGGCCCGGGGCCACTTCAGTGCTGGTGGCGACCAGACCTCGCACTGGAGTCTAGGCACCTGGCTCAGGCTCCTGAATGCCTCAACCGGGGTAAAGGTGCTGGAGGGGCACCGAGTCAGTTTGGAGGAGACCTGGGAGCCTCCTTCCCCCCCCGATGACGACGGTTCCGAGTCGTCCGGGGGGGGCTCCCAGGCGGATTGGCCAGCTGCGCCTCCGGGTTGGGGCCAGCCCAAGAGCGTCGACAAGAAACCCTCGGCGGGGCATGATTGGATGCTCCATGTTGAACTCAACGGTTCAACAGTTCTCGTGAGCCTTGCGATCTACTGCAAACTGGCAACCTACGCGGTGTTTCGCCCAAGGTCTCGGGAACTCCTGTTCTCTCTCCGTGTCCGAGCGGTCGAGTACGCTAAAGAGCTCGGCATGGGGTACCGCCTGCTCTCCTTGGTTCTTCCAGGCACTCTCGCTCTGGCGCTTCATGTGCTGGACCATGAGGTGGCTTGTTGGGACGCTCTTGGAGGGAGGCTCGGCAAGAGGACCGTTGAGCTCAGCGGCGAGCTGAACGCCGGGGCTGTTCCCCCGTTTTACCTGGGGGGATCCAAGCTCTTGTCTTGGTTGGTTGGCGGGAGGACGGAGCGGGTTGTCTACCCCCAGGGCGCTGCTTAGGACTGCTACTCCGAGACCGCTCTTGGTGTTTGTTACGGTACCGCCTCTTTTCCCCTGAGGCGGGACGCCAAGATGCTGGTCCCGGCCGAGGGGAGCAGTTCGATGCGGTGTGATGGGGTTAGACGTAGGAGGATGTTCCGGTGCTTTGTGCCGGCTGTGGAGGGGGTCTGGTTGCCGGCAGTCCATTCCTCCTGCCTTCACAACGAGGTCGCGGCCCTCGCTCTCAGGACCATGGGTCCCACCCCGTCGGATCCTCTCGACGGTGGTTCCTGGCCACCGGAGGTCCGGAGGGTGTTCACCGAGCTCCGGGTTCTTGTCAAGAAATGCAACCTGGAGCGCTGGTCTCTGGAGCGGGTGGTGGCGTCCTACAAGGGGGCGATGCGGAGGCGGTACGAGAAGGCTAGGTTGTCCTTGGAGGATGAGGGGCTAGGGCACTCGGATTTTGTTCTCAGTGGTTTCCTCAAGGCTGAGAAGTTCAATCCGCTCGCCAAGGTGTCCAAGCCTAGGCTCATCAATCCTAGGAGTCCTCGATACAACCTAGTTCTTGCCTCGTTCCTGAAACCGCTGGAGCACGCTCTCTGGCAAAAGTGGAAGGTGGGGTGGAACTGTCGGCCAACCCGGGTGTCCGGTAAGGGATTGAATCCCCGGGAGAGGGCGGAGTTGATAGAGAGGAAGATGGCGAGTGTGGGGGACTGTGTGGTGTTCGAGGTCGACGGTAAGGCGTTTGAGGCACACGTGACAAAACAGCAGTTGTTGCTTGAGCAGTCAGTATACCGCGCTGCTTATCCGGGTGACCTCACACTGGGAAGGCTCCTTCAGGTGCAGCTACGCCTCCGTGGGCGTACGGCTGGTGGTGTTAAGTACGGGCGGCAAGGCGGCAGGGCTAGCGGTGACTTCAACACCGGGCTGGGTAACACCATCCTCATGGGTTGCTTTGTCATCGCTGCCATGCGTACTCTTGGCACCCGCCACCGCTGGACGGTTCTCGCGGATGGTGATAACTGCCTCCTGTTCTTGGAGAGGGCCCTGGCGCAATCCGTCCATGACAGGTTTTTCGATCTCATCCGGGGCGTCTGCGCTCATGAGATGACCGTCGAGAAGCCTGTGACCTTGTTGGAGCAGGTCACCTTTGGCCAGTCTAGGCCAGTCAGGACCGCGCGGGGTCCCGTCATGGTTAGGGATCCGTGGAAGGTTCTTTCGGGGGCTTTCTGTGGATACCGCCACTACGTGGATCGGTCTTTCGCGCCGCGTTTGATCCGGGCTGTGGCTCAGGCTGAGGCAAGTTTATCCAGAGGTGTGCCGGTTCTGGGGCCTTACTTCGCGTGCGCAGAGGCCCTCACCAAGCGTTACCGTCCCCTGCGCGACCCGGAAGCCTTTCTACCCTACCACCTCCTGGGGGTTTCCGATCCCGGTGACGTCCCGGTGACCGCGGAAGCCAGACGTTCCTTTGAGCTGGCGTTTGGCATTGGGGCAGAGGAGCAGAGGTGGCTGGAGGCTAGACTCTGCGACATCCTACGCCGTCACCTCACCAGGGTCCTTGATTCTGGTGAGTGGTTAAAACGTACCGTGCAACCGG